ATTTATACAATGGAACAGAAGAAAGACCTTTAAGCACAGGATATTCAGCTTTAGATTCTATTTATAAATTAATGACAGGAACTTTTGCAGTTATAACTGGTATTCCTAATCATGGTAAATCTAATTTCCTAGACCAGATTTTAATTAATGCAAGTAAACTGCATAATTGGAAATTTGCTATATTTTCTCCAGAGCATTCAACACCCAGACATTTATCAAGATTAGTTGAAACACATGTAGGAAAACCTTTTTCAGAAGGTGCTACCAGAAGAATGCATCAAACAGAAATGAATGATTCTTTAAAATATTTAAATGAACATTTTTTCTTTTTAGAAAGTGGAGAGGAAAGACCTACAATAGAATGGGTATTAGATAAGGCTAGGATAGCTTGTATTAGAAATAGAATAAATGGATTAGTAATAGACCCATATAATGAAATAGATGTAACAGATAGAGGAAGCAAAAGAGAAGATGAACATATTAGAGATATAATTGCTCAATGTAAAAGATTTGCAAAGACCCATGATGTTTGTGTATGGGTAGTAGCACATCCATCTAAGATGCATAGAAACAATGATGGAACATATCCAGTACCAAGTATGTATGATATATCTGGCTCAGCCCATTGGCATAATATGGCAGATGTAGGGCTATGTGTTCATAGAAATTTTGATGAAGATAAAACTATAATTTATTTAAAGAAAGTTAGAGAGCAGGGACTATATGGAGAGATAGGAGAAGCTCTGTTTACTTATAATGTAGAAACAAAAAATTATTCAGAAGTAGTAGAGCAATCAGAAACACCTAAATATTGGAATGATTAGACCCAAGGAACTTTAGCACCACCATAGTAAGAACGAGCATGACCTTCTTCAATCATTCTATCACAAACATTAATCTTTCCGTATTGTGGGTGGTCAACTTCTGGTTCTCCAAGTATCCTCCCAAATTTTCCCTTACCATCTTTATGAGTAATGATAGTAAAAGTAGGAACACTTAATAGTTCAATAAGTCTATCTTTTGATGCTAAACCTAATTCTTTTTCTGCTAAATTTCTAGTGCGTGATTCTGGAGTATCTATACCCATCAATCTGACTCTTTGTTTTCTAAGCCAAACACCAAAACCCAAATCTACATCTATGTCAATAGTATCACCATCTACTACACGCAATAGAGTTGCTTTGTATCTATAATCCATTATTTATTCCTATTTATTTTATTTGTTACTAAGTCTATTTGAAAACTTTCAAACAATCCATTTTTTTTTAAATATAACATCATTAAAATTTGAATTTCTCTTGATTGTGATATTGTTGTTTTACCACTTACATATCTTCTAAAGTGTTGAGGAGTAATACCGAGGTGTTCAGCAAAACGAGTTTGCCAACCATTTTTAAATAAATAAACTCCTATAGATTTTAACTCTTCAACACTCATAGACATTTAAATTGTAATACTTCCCCATTGTTGATTGGTTATATATAACAATTTACCTCCTAATCTTTCTAAGTGTATAGACCTTTGTATATTTTTTAATTCTCTTGCTGTAGCTGTAATAGCTTGAATTAATCCATATTGTGTATAATCACCAGATATTTCTAAATTATCTTTTATTTCTTTTTCTTCAGAAACAGAAGTATTATATTCTCTACGTAAAAAAGTATAATTAATGTCTGTAAACTTTCTTTTTGTAGTATCTTTTAATTCTTGCAGATTATGTTTAAACCTAACTTCATCTTGCATGTCAATCATCATATCGCATATATCTGAAGTTAAATTTTCTGGTAATTCATAATCTTGCTTTATTGATTTAGAAGAAAATTTAGAAACAGTAATAGGCTTACCAATATGGTACTTGCTATTTATTGCAGATACATTAGGCAACATCATTCCGTTATCACAAACTAATCTATAAATAAGGCTTGTTGCACTAATAGAAGAAAATCCTAGTTCAGAGTTTCTTAAAACTATACCTCCAGTAACAACATCACCTTTTCTAATTTCACCTTCTAACTTAGGAAACTGTATTTTAACATTAGTTATTTCGTCATTATGATAAACACTTTTAACTTCAAAATCATCAATGATATATTGTAAATCATAAAATAATTCATTGTTATCCATAATTTTATAACGATTAGATAATAAACCTCTAGCTATTAATTTTTCTGAGTTCCATCTTAAAAATCTTGAACTATCTTTATTAGGCTCAATATAACTTCTTAATAAAACTTGTTTATTACTTGGAAAACTATTTAACCAATGATTAACATTAGTTTGCAAAAGTTTTTTAGAGTTACTAAGCATTTTTCTATAGTAAGGCATTGGTATATCTAATCTTTGGGCTAAATGAGTATGAAAAGTATCAGTAGCATGGTACAATTCACCATTGATATAAACATTGTTTTCATATTTGCCTAAAGAAACTGAATTAAGAGGAACAACTAAGTCATTCCTTTGACTTGCATTTTTAGAGATTTGAGAAATAAAATCTTTATATTTATAATACATGACATTCCTTTCTTGCGTTTTAATTTAGATTAAGTTAAGCTATATTAGCATATTATATGCTATTAAAGCAAATACCATTTATCATAGGAGAAAAAATGAGCATTTCAGAAATAAAACAAGTTAATACAAGTGATTTAAAACCCTATGAAAATAATGCTCGAATGCATGGAGAAGAACAACTTAAACAGATAGAAAAATCTATAAAAGAGTTTGGATTTACTATTCCAATTTTATTAGATGAGCATAACACAATTTTAGCAGGACATGGTAGGTGGAATGTTGCAAAAAGAATGAATTTAGAACAAGTACCATGTATGGTTGTATCGCATTTAAATGATACACAGAAGCGAGCTTATGTAATTGCTGATAATAAGATAGCAGAAAATTCTGAATGGAATTTTGATATATATATGTCAGAGATTAAAAAGCTAGATGATTTAGATTTCGATTTATCTTCTATTGGATTAGAAGCAGATATGACTCTCTCTAATTTTTCTCCTGATATTTTGCCAAATACAGTAGGTGTAAATGTATCAGAAAATGATTTTAATACAGCTCAAAACCAAATAAACAAACAAATAGATGGAGCAATGAGTCATAATAGTGAGTCTGGAATAGATGCAATATGTCCAAATTGTGCAACAGAGTTTACTGTAACTGGATTTTAATATGTTAGAACATAAACATTTATTATTAATGGCAGATATTTTAAAACCACCTAAAGATGAAGAGCTAACTACTTTTTGGTTTGATGATTTAATAGTTAAATTAAACATGAAGGCATTAATAGAACCACAAGCAGTATATTGTGATGTAGAAGGAAACAGAGGTCTAACTTGTATCTGTGCAATAGAAACATCTCACATAGTTTTACATATTTGGGATGAACCTGTTCCTGCAAAAATGCAATTAGATGTATATACTTGCTCAGAACTTAAACTTTCTAATGTCTGGAATAAAATAAGAGAATTTAAGCCATTAAATATAAAGTATAAATTTTATGATAGAAAGAAAGATTTTAAATTACTAAATGATGAAGAAGAAGAAAGAATAAAATTTAACTTATTATCAAGCACTTGGCACTATGCAAAATCAATGCCCCAAATACCTCATTCATATACGAGAGCCAAAGAATGGAAATCAATAGACGAGTTTGCAGAAGTTATTGATTTAATAAATAAAAAAGGAATATTAGAAAAATGGAAAGGCAAGAGCTATAGATATTATTATTTAGGAGAATACAAATATTGGACTATGGATTCTCCTAAGTTACCAAGCCATGAGCATATACTAATTAACAGAGCAGAAATACAAGATATAGAAACATGAAAATACATTTAAATCAAAATGTATGGGATGCCGCTATTGAAAGAACTGAACGTCTATTTGATGAATTTAAAAACGTAGTTGTTTCTTTTTCAGGAGGTAAAGATTCAACTGTTACATTAGAAATAGCTTTAATAGTAGCAAGAAAAAAAAATAGATTACCTTTGTCTGTTTACTTCTTAGACCAAGAAGCAGAATGGTCAGCAACTATTGATTATGTTAGAAAAGTAATGCATAGAAAAGAGATAAAACCTTTATGGATTCAAGTACCTATATTTCTTCCTAATTCTATATCTCAAACAAATCCTTTTCTTATTACTTGGGAAGAAGGCAAAGAATGGATGCGACCTAAAGAAGAAATATCAATAAAAGAAAATCATGTTTTAAAAGGAGATTCTGAAAAAGAAGCTAAGACAGGATATTGGTATACATACTTTGTTAAGTCATTAAATCATTTATATCCAGATGAACCTGCTTGTTTTTTAGCAGGAATGAGAGCAGAAGAAAGCCCACAAAGATTAGCAGGTTTGACAAATGCTTTAACATATAAAGATATAACATGGGGAAAGCACGTTAATAAAAAAAAAGACCATTACACATTTTATCCTCTTTATGATTGGTGTGCTAGTGATATATGGAAATCAATACATGATAATAAGTGGGATTATTGCAATATATATAATGAATATTTTAGATACGGATTACCAATAAAAGATATGAGAGTATCTAATTTAAATCATGAGTCTGCTTTAAAAAGTCTTTTCTATCTACATGAATTAGAAGGACACACATGGGAAGCATTAAATAAAAGATTAGAAGGCATTAATCAAGCAAAACATTTATCAAAAAATGACCTTTTGAGGGTTACTACACTTCCATATATGTTTAAATCATGGAGGGAATATAGAGATTTTCTAACAGATAAATTAATTGTAGACCAGAAACATAAAGATATTTTTATAAAGCAATGGGAAAAACATGATGCTTATTATGCAGAATTAAGAGACCCTAAAATATTATATAGAAAGCAAATAGGCTCAATTTTAGTTAATGATATAGAATTTGCTAAATTGGCATCATTTTTACAGACACCATCTATGATAGGTTTTCGTGATTGGAAAAAAGGAAAAATAGTAAGAAGTGAAAGAGCAAAAACACAAATAAAGAAAGAATACCTTAATGAATGACTTGGTAAAAATCTATAATAATATTTCGAAAGAATATGATAATAAATATAAATCTAATGTTCATTTAGTAGAAGATAATATAATTGGAGATATTATAAAAAGCAACATGGATAACAATGATTATGTTTTAGATGTAGGATGTGGAACAGGTCATATTATTACTTTAGCAAACTTAAAAAAAGATAGATATTTAGGCATTGATTTTTCTGAAGGAATGATATTAGATGCTAGGTTAAAATACCCAGATTATAATTTTATAGCAAAAGACATTACTACTATGAATAGTAATAAAGTTAATTATAACTTTGATGTGATACTAGCAATATATGGACAGGTCAATTATATAGGAATTGAAGGGTTCTGCGATATATTAAAAACACATGGAACAAAGAATGTAAAATATTTAGCTGTTATCTATTCTGGTAAAGGACATAAAGATTATGATTATACAAAAGAGCATCAAAAATATTTTAAACCTAACGACATAATAGATAGAATGAAATTAAAAGGATTTGAAACATACGTAAAAGGTTTTTCATATTATACATCAGAAGATAAATTTACATACGACAATCAAATTAAGAAAACTTTAGATAATACAATGTCTGACGGAAATGAAAATGATTGTAAATATTTGTTAGTTAGCAATTTTAAATTTTAAGGAGTATTAAATGACTACAGACATAAATGAATGGAGTTGGATAGAAGCAGTAGAAAGTATAGAAACATCAATAGAGCAAGATATAAATGATTTATCTGAATATCAAAAAATAGAATATATAGAGTTGCTAAAAGAAAAATTAAATAAGATGACATCTCTTGGCACTCAACCAATCAACAGAGTTAGGTGGGTATCTATAGAAGATGTTCAAGCTAATGATTATAATCCAAATAGTGTAGCAGGGGAAGAGATGAACTTGCTTTATGTATCTATATTGCATGATGGTTACACTCAACCCATTGTAACAATTTATGATGAAAAAGTGAGTAAGTATATTATTATAGATGGTTTTCATAGATACTTTACATGCAAGAACAATAAAGATATTTTAGAAAGAAACAAAGGTATGCTTCCTATTGTAGTTTTAGATAAAGATATAAATGAAAGAATGGCTTCAACAGTAAGACATAACAGAGCCAGAGGAAAACATTCTATTGATGGTATGTCAAACATGGTTTTTAAAATGTTAGATAACGGATGGGAAGATAAAGATATATGTAATCATTTAGGTATGTCGCCAGATGAATTGTTACGATTAAAACATATCACAGGTTTCTCAAAACTATTTGAAAATGCAGAATATAATAAAGTATGGAAATCAAAAAAGATGATTCAGCTAGAAAGCGAATATAAAAAAACACAATAAATTAGGGGGTATAAACATAGCAGACATGTTCTCTAACACTACTGTAGGGCAATTTATGGACCTTTAATTAACTAAAAATCTGTATTTCTATCGTATTTATTAGGAATACCATCATTATCGTTATCTCTATCCCACTTATCTTTTATGCCATCATTGTCCATATCATTATCCCATTTGTTCTTAATACCATCATTGTCCCAATCATCATCATACTTATCTCGTATGCCATCGTTATCTCTATCTCTATCCCATTTGTCTGGTATGTTATCTGCTAGGGCGATAGGCATTCCTATTGTAAATATAATCATAATGTTCATCAGATTTTTTAAGACTGTTTTCAAAAGCATTGGTTAAATATTCCTTTTCAAGTGTAAAGTTATCGTACCCTTCTTCTATAGTTCTGTAATATCCAGATTGAGGTGGGTATTCATAAGACTCATCATTCATTTGATAAAACATTGCAGATACTCTTTTTCCATTTTGTTTTATCGATATAAATTCTTTTCTATATAGGTTTGGATAACCTTCGTATCTATCTAATGCTCTTTCACATTGCTCTGTAATCTCCCAAGCTCCTATAGGTACTTTGTCGCCTTTTGATTTAGTTATATCAGCAACACTTCTAAATATTAATTTATAATTTGGCATTAAAAACTTTCCTGCTGTTTTAGCTAATGGACATCTTATTTTCATTTGTCTTACATTTAAATTACTTCCGTATGCTAGGTATAACATTTTAAGCTCTCCTTAATTGTGTTGTTCTCATGTTAAAAAATTCTTCTACATAGTGAGGGATTCCTGCAAATAAAGACTCATCTGCATCATCATCATTTGAGTTTGTAAAGTTATCGTTAAAGAAAGAATCAAATCTAGATTTGTTTATTTTACCATTACCACTTTCATTTAAATAAATATATTCTAAAGATTTAATAGTTAAGTTTCTTTCTTCACCTATATCATTTATTAATTTCCAAAGATTACCTCCTTGATATTTTAATTGTCCACCTAGTAAAGCAGTTTGTTCTCTTAAAGAAGCAAACACTTTATTTGCTCTAGGTTTATAATCATGTTTAATTTTTATAGATTGTTTTATTTTAACTGATTGTTCTACAAAATATTGTAAGAACTCAATCCAATTAGCAATCTTGTTATAATCAGTAGTTCCAGAGTGTTGTCTAAATTCTATTGTTTTATGTCTAGCATAAGCATAAGCAACATTAACCTTGCACTCTCTTCTAAACTGTTGTCTAGCATTTGCTTCAATAGTGTTTAATTCTTTTAATAAATTTGATTTCCAAGAAGAGCTAATTGACCTACACCATCTTGCATCTCCCCTTCTACTTGTTGGCATAATTCCATCTATAGCTGTTTCATTGTCTTTGTATCTTTTTACTATCCAATAAATATCTGTACCATCTAAATCAGAAGCATCTAAATGAACATGCAATCCACAACTCATATTTACCATATCCATATCTGGGTTTCTTTTGCATTCATGCATAATTGCTAAAACTTTTTTTACTTCTAATAATCCTGCTTCTCCTTGTAATGGAGGAGAAACTAATTCATACCCTCCTCTTACTGTAGCATCAGTAACTATCTTCCAATGTCCTCTAGTAGTATGATTATAGCCTTCGTAAAAACATGGTATTCCATTAGCAACTAATTTTTCAGCTAAAGTTTCTCTGTTAGCATTTACAAATTCTATTTCTATTCCAAATTTTCTTGTATTAATCATTTTTAAATCCAATCCATTAATTAACTTATGTATACTATTATATATATTAATATACAAGTGTCAACAACTAATTACAATAAAATAAAATACCTTGATAAAAAATATATAATAATATACAAATGTTGCATGTCAGATGAAAAAATAAAACCTAAACCAATAGATGCTACATTAAAAGAACAATTAAGAGAGCTATATGTTCAAGGCATTCAAGATGTAAATGGAAATAGACAATACCCATCTATAGAACAATTAGCGACAGACCACAATGTAGCAAAAGTTACTTTATTTAGAAAGTCATCTTCAGAAAATTGGAAAGGACAAAGAGCATTATTTGAACAAAGGCTTGCACAAAAAAAAGATGCTGAAAGAGTAGAAAATTTAGTTAAAGAATCTGTAGAATTTGATAGCAGAAATCTTAATATTGCTAAAGCATTACAAGGACAAGTAACTCATCTAATAAGATTAGCCGCTCAAGAAATACAAGATAATGAATTAAGGCGACCTTTTTCTCCAGTAGCTTTAGAAAGATTAGCAGGAGCTTGTATGTCTATACAGAAAATTGGTAGATTAGCATTAGGTGAAACAACGGAGAACACTCAAATAAATGGAACAATTAATAACGAATCAGCAATTAGAACAGTTCACGAATTCATTGATGAGCTTACCGACCTCAAACGCAAAGGAAGCGGAACTCTCAATTAATTGGTTAAAGACTGCTAGACAAAAGCAAATTGCTCCTAGTGGTAATTGGAATGTTTGGCTTATCCTAGCAGGGAGAGGTTGGGGAAAAACTAGAACAGGCGCACAAGATATAGTTTCTTATGCATTACGCAATAAAGATGTTAGATGTGCAGTTGTAGCACCTACATTTGGTGATTTAAGAAGAGTGTGTTTTGAAGGCTCTAGTGGTATTATTTCATTATTATCTGAAGAATTATATGCAAATGGTAAGAAAAAAACTGGATATAACAGAAGTGCTGTTGAAATACATTTATTTAATGGAAGCATTATAACTGGTTATGCGGCAAGTGAACCAGATAGAATGCGTGGACCACAATATCATAGAGCATGGTGTGATGAATTAGCGGCATGGAGATACCCAGATGCATGGGACCAATTACAATTTGGTATGCGTTTAGGGAAAAATCCTCAAACAGTTGTAACAACTACTCCAAGACCAACTCCATTAATACGTTTATTGCATGATAGAGAAGATTGTAAAGTAACCACAGGAAGTACATTTGAAAATGAAGCAAACTTAGCTGAATCAGCATTAAAGCTATTTAAAGAAAGATATGATGGAACAAGATTAGGTAGACAAGAACTATATGCAGAAATATTAGATGAAATAGAAGGAGCATTATGGTCATTTAATATGATAGAAGAAACTAGAGTAAGAGAAGCTCCAGAAATGCAAAGAGTAGTTGTAGGAATAGACCCTGCTGTTACAAGTAATGAACATAGTGATGAAACAGGAATTGTAGTATGTGGGTTAGGACTTGACGGAAGGTATTATATATTAGATGATGTTTCTGGAAAGATGACAGCCGATGCTTGGGCTAAAACTGCCATTAATGCGTACTACAAACACAAAGCATCCAGAATAATAGCAGAAGTAAATAATGGAGGCGATTTAGTGGAACGACTTATCAGAACAATAGATAAAAATATTCCTTATACTAAAGTACATGCAAGCAGAGGAAAAATCATTAGAGCAGAACCTATTAGTGCTTTATATGAGCAAAAGAAAGTTTCTCATGTCGGCATATTTACAAAATTGGAAGACCAAATGTGTAGCTTTACTGGAGAAAAAGCAAGTTCACCAGATAGATTAGATGCTATGGTTTGGGCTATGACAGAAATCAGCAAATCAAGCATGACTGCACAATGGAGGATAAGTTAAATGGGTTTAAAAGACGCATGGAAAGCATTGAGAAATCAACCTACTCAAGCTAAAAACTATGGACAAGGTTCAACAGTATCATATCACCAGACAGGATATAGCAATCCAACAGCAAGAGATAGTTTTTCAGACTTAGCAAGAGATGGTTATGTAGAAAATGCTATTGTATATCGTTGTGTTAATGAGATAGCTAATGGAGCATCAGCTGTTCCATTTAAACTAATGAGAGGCGACCAACCTATAGATGACCACCCATTGCTAGACTTATTAAGTAAACCTAATCCTACTATGTCCCAAAGTGAATATTTTCAAAAAGTTTATAGTAATCTCTTAATATCAGGTAATAGCTATCTATTAAGAGTAGGAACAGAAAACGGAGAGCCTACAGAATTATACTGCTTAAGACCAGATAGAATAGAAATAAAAACAAATAAAAGAGCTTTTCTGCCAATAGCTTATCATTATGTAATTGATGGTCAAATTAAAGCTAGATATGATATAGACCAAATGACAGGTCAATCTGAAGTAAAACAAATTAAATTATATAATCCAGTAGATGATTATTTAGGGCAATCACCAATTATGCCTGCCGCCGCAGATATTGACCAACATAACTTGGGAGGTAAGCATAATACTCATTTACTTATCAATGGAGCAAGACCTAGTGGAGCAGTAGTCTATAAGCCTAGAGATGAAGTAGGTGCAATGACAACTCTAACAGATGGGCAAAGAGAACAACTAAGAACAGATTTAGCGGCAAGATTTAATGGAACAAAAAATTCAGGTCGTACTATGATATTAGAAGGCGACTTTGATTATAAAGAAATGGGTTTATCACCTAAAGATATGGACTTTGCTAACATGAAATCTATGTCAGCTAAAGATATTGCATTAGTATTTGGTGTTCCTGCACAACTTATAGGAGCTTCAGATACAACAACCTATAACAATATGGCAGAAGCAAGACTTGCTTTATATGAAGAAACTATTATTCCATTACTACGCCATATACAATCTGATTTAAATGAGTGGATTGTTCCTTTGTTTGGAGATGATTTAACACTTCAATATGATATAGACAGTATACCTGCAATATCTGAAAGAAGAAGAT